CTTCCCTCCGGGTTCGGTACCATCCGATACCTTGGGGAGAAGCGGACGAGGCCGTACCAGGTCAGAGCAGCTGCGTCCATGGATGGTGATCAGGTCATCCCAGGCGAGATCCTGGCATATGTAGAGGACTGGTATAAAGGGTTTGCCCTTCTGACGGCCTACAATGCCCATACATGGCATCCTGGCGATGATATAGAGGAATCCCTCATCTTGGAGGACGAAGGCCTTGACGGGGTCGTCAGACGCCTTCTGGACGATTACCGGCACATCAGTGGGAAGCGGTTCCAGATCGCCAAACAGACCACCTTCCTGAACGTGTGTGAGGCATGGTATAAGGACAAATACGAAAACCCGTCCAAGCGGACTTTTTCCCAGGCTACGAAGGACAACATTCAAAAAGGCGTACGGAGGTTGGAGGTCTTGTATGACCGTCCCTTCGCCATGCTCCGGCTGGATGACTTGCAGGCCGCCATCGATGACATTGACGCTCCTACGATGCAGGAGGCAGCCAGGACAGTCCTGCACGGCGTTTACCAGTACGCCATCGCAAGGGACATAGTCGACAGGGACTACTCGATGCAGCTGAAGCTTGACGCCCATGTGAGGAAGAACGGAACCCCGTTCACGCCGAAGGAAATCAAGACCATATGGGCACACCGTGACGAACCCATCCCGGAGATGATGCTGATCATGATCTACTCCGGCTTCCGGATCTCCGCGTTTGCTGACATGAAGGTCGACCTAAAGAAGAGATACTTCCAGGGCGGAATCAAAACAGACGCAGGCAAGAACCGGATCGTCCCCATCCACCCCGCGATCTATCCCCTGGTGAAGAAACGTCTGGAACGATATGACGGCAAGTTCATCCCATACGAAGCTGTCAGAACCATCGGCTACGGTATCACCAAATGGTGCCGCGCTCATGGCATGTCCCACACGCCCCACCACACCAGGCACACGTTCTCCATGCTATGTGAGAAGTACGAGGTCAAGGAGAATGACAGGAAGCGGTTGCTCGGGCATCACTTCAAGGATGTGACCAATGAGGTCTACGGTCATCGGGATCTTGAGGATCTCCGGAAGGAGATCGAGAAAATTCCCATTTGCGAAAAGCTGTGAAAATGGGAATTTGTGACTATTTGTGACAAGTAGAACTCGATATAAGACGATATAAGACGATATAAGACAACATAAGACGCACAAGAAAAAACCCCGGAAAATCCGCTGTTTATGCGGTTTCCGGGGACTTTTTCGTGGTATGTGCTGACTTTCTCTGCTCGGTCATTAAAACTTCATGTTACAGCTTCATTTCGCGTCAAGAATCCGCTGTTTATGCGGGTTCCTTCATCGGATTTGTGACAATTAGTGACAAGTAAATCGCCCTTATATACGCAGAAAACGCCCCCGAAGGGGCGCATCTGCGTGGGCAGAAAGGGGGTTATCAAATATACGGCGGAAAGGAGGCGGGAACCGCCGCGTCATAATGTCAATTAAACTCGAGTTCAAAATTTGCCGCTGCGTATGCGATGGGCGTGTTGTTTGTCACACCGCTGAAGGCGGACGACTTCTTGACCTCGACCTGGACGATCTTGTCCGTGGCCTTCGTGCATGTGATGGTGTAGCCAGACGTCCAATCGGTGTTGTCTCTGGAACCGTCAACGTAGCCGCTAATGCCTCGAATGCCTCCGACGCAGATGTTGCACGTGATCGTGGTAATATTGGCCAGAGACTTGCCCGTCGGTACCATGAACCGGATCGTGGTGGTCGAGGCCGTCACGTATCCGGTAAACGGTGCGCCTCCGGTACCAGTGCCGTCGATGCTGAGTTTGTCCCCGGGCTTATAGAACAGTTCGCCCAGGATGTCCACTCCCTCGACCGCGAACGGTTCCCCTGCTTCTGGGAAGCAATTGATACCGACCGCCCGAAGCATCCGGTCAATGTACAAAATAGGCAGGCCGATGCCGACGTAGAGGTTGTATGATGTGGATCCGCCGAAGCTGTCTGTGACGGTGACCTGTACCGTCCAGGCCTTCTCGTTGTTCAGGTTGAGCGTTGCCAGGACGTTGTCCTGGAGGGTTGCGGAGTCTTCCCACGAGGCTGCTCCTTCTTCCTTCCACTGGGCTGTGATGGTGGGCGTGTTGCCCGGGAAGTCCATGACGTTCGCATCAACGGTGATATCGGTGTCTGAATAGTAGTTATTCCGGCGCGCCAGGCTGATGATCGCGGAAGGCAGCGTATACTCGGCCATCGTGATCGTGATGGTCTGCGAAGAGCTGTTGCCTCTGGAGTCTGTGACGGTCACCTTTGCAGTGACGTCTGTTGCGGAGTTGATCGTACCGCCGACGCCTGCAACGGTGGTATCCGACGTCTTGACCATCTGCTTTGTGACGCCCAGGATCTCGATGGAGCCGGACGCGAGAGTCGCTCCGAATAACCCCGATCCGGTCGCCGTGATCAACGGGTCAGAGATGTTTTGGAGGATCTTCTGGTTGTCCTGAATGATCGCCTGTGCGGCGGCGTTGGTGTCCGCGTATCTGACCACGTTGACCGTCGGGTTGTAGCCAGCGGCCGAAAAGGTCTTCGTCGCGCTTGTAGTTGTGTGGTCTCCGTATTCGACGGTGCAGTACCATGACCCCGTCATCCTGTCCTTAATCAGCGCGAGAAGAACGCTCTCGAACTCTGTGTCGAAGTCGTAGGTGTACGCGCCTTCCCACGTTTCTATGAGCGTATCCTGTGCGTAAATTCTAAGAGTGGCCGTATGCTCTAACGGGTTTACGATCGTAACCTTCATCCCGTCGATGATGTTGAAGTCGGAGATAGTGGCATATGGCCATGCGTAGGTCTTGACCGTCTTATTCGCCGTGTTGGTAAGGCTTGACTCGGAGCTTCTCAGCTCCGTCTGGATCGTGTAAGAGGTGTTTGCAGTCAGTCCGGAGATGGTGTATGAGCCACTCTTCGCGCTGACTGTTTTTGACGTCCAGGAGCTCCAGCTGCTTCCGCTGTTGGTGGAGGTTCTGTATCTGACTCTGTTAATGGTCAGATTGGAAGACCACTTCATCGTGGCGGATGTTTCTGTTTTCGCAGTGTTGGAAACCGTGACGGTGGGCGTCCTCGCGATCGTAGGCAGTGCCCAGGAGCCGCTTCCGGTTCTGTCCTGAGTATATGTGTAAATGGACGCCTTGACGGATGCCGTCAGCGTCTTAGTGCCGTCAGCTGAATGAGTGATGGTTCTCGTGCCGGATGCGATGGTGGTAGTATTGTACACCTCGCGCCGGGTGCCGTTGCTGTAGACTTTGGTTCCGTCAATCGTGACCTCAAAATCACCGCAGTAAACATACCCGGAGTCGCCGCCGCCCTTCAGAGTCCAGGATATCGTGGTTTTGTTGTTCGCTGTGTCCTGGGATTTTACCGACCAGGAGAAGGTGAGATATCTTCCCTCCCTGGATGTAGTATTAAAAGAGCCACTTGTTGCCATCTTATACCCCCGCTACGCTGACCAGGCCGATGCCATCATTGATCATGGTGTCGCCGTTGTATCTCTCGATTGGAATGAATCTAAGCTTGTTGCACAGCGTTATTTCCTCGTCCATGACGCCCTTCCTCATGTGGAACTCGTCGCCGTTGACCCAGTAGATCCGGGTGTGATTTCGGTCGCGGCCTTCGAAGCCGACCTGCTGGTTCATCAAGACGTATGAACCGTCCGGGCCGTACATCTTGAGGCCTTCTTTGTCCATCTGACCGATCAGCTGGTTAGACTGGTTGTAGAGTTCAAGGACGCCGTCTCCCTTGCCGGTTCCGCCCAGGGTAAGAGTACCGCCCCGGATGAGGTTCGCGGTCAGGTTGATGACGTTGATCTGCTGCATGTCCATGGTTCCGTCGATCGTCCAGGCGGAGTTGAATGTTCCGTTGATGCCGGTCGAGGAAAAGCCGATACCGCCGGAATTTATCATGATGACGTACTGTGCGGACTCCTTCGGGAGCCGGTCGACCACGAGAATCCTGTCCCGGTCGTAAATGACGTAGGACGATGTCATGGCGTTCCAGATCGCCGCTGTGGCCGCCGTCAGCTCATCGCCCAGAATGACCTTGACCGCTTCCTCGCTCTCCTCGACCTTCTGCTCCATCTGGGCCGTGACGCTCTGATAGAAGCCAGTGATCGTGTGCTGGAAATTACCGAACTCGATGCCGGTGTATTTATCCAGTATCGGGTCATAGTCGTAGGAGATGACGTGCGTCAGGATCGATAACCCTAATCTTCTGTCATTGACCTGTACGGTGTCGCCGATGTCTGTGATTTTCTCAAGATTGGCCGCCAGGGAATAATTGACTTTGGGAACGCCGTTTTCTTCAAGGTAAGTTGTCGCCTGGCTTCTCAGATCCTCGATCAGGGCTTCGTTGTACGCCTCTTCATCCAGTCGGCCTTCCTCGTCGAGATAAGCTTCCCTGTCTACGTTCTGATCAAACTGGACGCACTTGGTGTACGGGATGTCATACTGGGTCTCGCTTTCCAGGTAGACTTCTGGAAGCATCAGCCCGTCGAAGCCTTCCGGCATCAGCTTCGTCACCACGTCCGACCAGTCATAGGATACCGTGATCTGCTGGAGGTTTTTGGCGTATTCCACCGTGACCTGGTTATCCTGGCCGATGGATTCGCGAAGGCCTATAGACCATCCGTCCCTGACTAAATGTCCGCCCCATCTTTCCATGACCGTCTGTACGGCCTCGTAGAGGCTCTTACGGACGCATCTGAAGGAGTTCTGTATAGAAATGTCAGAGACGGTCGTAAAGGGGCTTACAGGCTCTGTAGCGGCGTTTAAATGGGCCAGTGCGTCGT